CACCAGACCGATATAGGAGTTGCCCGGATCGAGCGGGTCGAGGTCCGGCAGGTCGAGGAACCATTCGCCGTTCGCGCTCGGCACAACGATCACGCCTGCTTCGTCGTCGCGGTTTCTCGCGATCACGAGATAGGCCACGTCCCACTCGTCGGAGCTTTGAAAGCTGACGGACAGGCTCTCGCCGAAATACAGTTTCGTGGCATTGGGCCGGACAGCCCTGTCGGGCTGCCCTGTAATCTCGATTGTCGGCATGATTTATCCTAGTGCGGCCTTGAGACTGGCAAGGCTGGTGTCTGCAAGAATGGCCTCGATCTCCTCGGGCGTCGTCGCGGCGTTTATCGCGATCTTGCGGGACCGGCGCCACGTTTCGAGCGGCGCGGCGATTGCAGTAAGGCGCTGAACCGCCGCAATGATGCGCTCCGACGCTTCCCGCATGTTCGCCGCATCCCCGGCGGCAATGTCTGCGGAAACCATCGGGTATTCTTCGGGATCTGCTTGTGCCGGATCGACAAGCGCCATCACCGCGCGCGCCTCCCTCTCCTTCTGCATGTAGGTCAGCGCCCGCCCACCGTTTTCCACTTCTCTGCGCTCGATGCGGCTGGCGATTGCATCCAGCCGCTCCAGCGCGATCATGCGCCTGCGCTCCATCAGCGCGGCGATATCCACTGGTTGCGGCGGGCGCGCGACGATCTCGCCGTTTGAAACCATGTGCGCAGTCGGATCGGTGTCGGGGGGGCAAGGCATCCATTCCAGATCGCCAGCCGCGGTCTCTGCTTCTTCCTGCGTGTATCCCTGCGGTCGGCTTAACACGGCGCGGATGCTTCCACCGTCTCCGATAATGCAGATCGCTAGAGATACCATCTGAACACCTGGAATTTGGCGAACCATATCTCGCCCTGCGTCAATGACGCATCGCGCCGCCCGACAAGCCGAAGCCGGGATGTCGTATTCGCAGGGACGGAGCGGACGGCCCAGTTTTTTGCGACCTGCTCGTTGGACGGGTAGCCCTCATCAATGAACCCGGTGGCGTGTCGGCCGAAATGATCCGCCAGCACGCTGGAGAACGGCATCTCCACGGTTCGGTTTTCCAGTTTCTCGCCGGGGCTCGCCAGGGTGTCGAAGAAGTTAAGGTCGAACTCCAGAACCCCGGTCCCCGTCATTTTATAGCCGATGGACCAGTCCGCGCGAAGAAGTGAGACATAAGGGGCGGGGGAAATGTCCCATTCGATCAGGGTAGCATAGGCAAGCGTCGTCGGCATTGCGACAGTACCGAAGGAGGCACTTTCCGAGGAGACGACCTCCTTCCCGCCAACCTTCGAGCGCGTAACCGCGGCCGTTCCGATATTTGCCTCGCCGATGGTAATGTTGCCGACGACGGTAGTGATGGCTGACAGCGATTCGACGTTGATCTTAGGCGCAGTAATCGAACCATCGACGTGGAGATCCGCGTCAGCCGCCAGCGCGCAAAAGCAATCGTCCACGCGGACGAAGCCGGTGGCCACGTTGTTGACGAACACCACCACCTGACCCGAAACGGCCCCGATCGGGGCCTCCATCATGGCGGAGACGCGCGTATACGCGATGCCGGGATTAACCTTTGTGGCGAGCGTCTCGGTGAACGTCCCGTTGGTCAGCTTCCACCGGATCTTCGCGCCGACCGTGCCAGTCACCGCTCCGCCGCTCATTCTCGCCCACGTCCACAGGCGGTAATGTTGCCCTCCCTCCACGTCGAAGACGTTGGCGTTCGCCGCTTCCGCGTAGGCTCCCGACAGGGACGATCCGTCGAAGCGCAGGTATCTGTCGCCCGTTCGTGCCGACGCCGTGTCTGCCACCACGATGGCCGACGCCGGTATTGTCCAGCCGATCGATCCCGCCTCAAAGCCGGGGTTTTCCACGAGATTGAAGAAGTTCGTCAGGACCAGCTTCTGGGCCAGGATCGAGCGCGCGGCGAATTGGTCGGGAACAAGCTGCCCGTCTATGTTCTGTAAGAGCAGACCGTCGATGGCGTCGAAAACCGCCTGGTCGATTTCGGGCTGCGGGTCGGGGTTGAGCGCCACCCATCCTGACCCGCTCCACTTATAGAGCAGGTTCGTGTCCGTCTCGAAAACGATCTGGCCGATATAGCTGCCCGTCGCCGGGCGCGTCCCGCTGGTGACCGACAGGATCACGTTCAGGCCGGGATCGAGGTCTTTCTGCCCGATCCGCACGTCCGGGGTGAGAACGTCCGTCCACGGCGTCCATACGGTCTGCCGGCCCGCGATCGGCCGCGTCCGCACTTGATAGGCTGTCACCGGCAACCCGACGACGACCTTCCGCCCGTTCGCCACATCCACGACCCCGCTACCGTGCGGCTCGCCAGTCGCCTTCACCCGCGCTTCCCAGCGCAGCAGTTGGCATGGCGTGTCAGGGGACCACGACATGCGGAACCCGGCGAGGCGCGCGTCTCCGCTGGCGTCGTTTCCGGTCCACGGCCCAACCTGCCATCCATACACGCCGAGGATCGGGGAAACCGGCACCGGCGAAGGATCGGCGGGCGGGATATTGTCGGACGGGTCGATGTCGTAATCCGACGGGTCGCGCTCGCGCAGGGTTGCCGACAGGGCCAGCGTGCGCGGGTCTAGCGACAGGCCCTCGATCTCCACCAGCTTGTTCACGAAGCCATGCCGGGAGCGGTTGAGGGTCACCGTCCGCAAAGGCTTGACCCCATATTCCCAGTAGTGCGGATGCCAAGCCTCTGACACCATCCGCATCCGGCGGTGGTCGGTCAACGCCTCGCGCTGCAACCGCCGCGCCTGCTTCCAATAGGTGACGGCAGGCAGGGGCAGCTCGAACATCCGCAGCTCGCCATCCTCGGCCAGCCAGTCCTGCCGGATGAACGGGATCGTCTCGCCTGCCTTCCAATTCTGGCCGGGGCGGATGAAGGTCGCGGAGATCCCGTTGTAGGTCTCCGCCATGCCGGGAAACGGCTCGTACTCCCGCGCCTCGCTCGCGAGGAATTCGCCCTCGCCCAGCGTCAGGATCGACGGCGGCGGAGGTCCTACCTGTACATGGATGCGACCCGCCATCTGGCAGAAACTGGCGTTGCAGGCGGCGCCCAGATCCTCCATCACGTCGAGGGGGTCTTCGCTGACCTCGAACTCAAGCGCGGCCTCGTAGCGATGGCGGCCGTCGATCATCTCGTCGCAGACATTCATCGCCGCGACCCACTCGGCCAGCGGCATTTCCTCCGCGCTTTTCTTGCAGCCGTAGACCCGCCCCGGGTAGAGCTCGAAGCCTCGGCCGATATTGTAGGCCTGCACCATCGGATTGCGGGAGAACCCCCACGTCGATTTGTCGCCCCACCGCTGCGGCCCGACCCCTCCGACCGTTCCATCCTTGCGGGGGTCGTAGAGCCGAGCGCCCCGGAGGATGAAATCCCACTCCAGCGTGCCGGCGTAAATCTCCTGATTTGCGCGCAGGATCAGGACGACATACGGCACCCCGTAGCCGATCATGTCGCTGGACCACGGCCGTTCGGGGTAATCGCCGAAATGGTCCACCAGCCACTGATCCGCGGCGGTCTGCGTCCCGTCGTGCAGCCGCATCGCGAAATAGCCGTGCATCGGGTGGCCTTCCGGCGGGCCAAGCCCCCAACCGGCCATTTCCCCCGACAGGATCGGCGTATCTGGAACGAACTGATCGCCGTTCAGGATAATGCTACTGAGCCCGTCGATGGGATGATCCGCCAGCGATAGCACCAGCACGAGATATTCATTCGGGTCGTCGTCAAGCGAGCCCGTCATGGCGGGGTCGGACGAGTGCCCCTTTACCGCGCACTCCCCAACGATCGAAGTGCGGGACCGAACGCCGCCCTCAGTCGTGTAGGTGAAGCGAAGAGAATTGTCGTCCCGCCGCTTCGGCTTGCCGCGGAGCTTCTGGGACAAAGCGGATAGGGCAAGCCCGCCCGCGAACCTCAGCACGGCCGCGCCGATCCCGCCCGCCGCAAGGGTAGAACCCACCCAGGTGAAAACGGTCGTGGCGACAGCAGCAATCGGGCCAGCCTCTGCCGGCAACGCTACCAGCGCGAAAAGGACCGCCAGCCAGATCATACGCGAAACGCCCTCGTCGCTTCGGTCAGTGGAGACCGAACCGCTCCCAGCGGATGCAGCGCGCGAACCTCGTCGCCCGTCACGACACCGAGCGTCACGTCGCCGTCCCCCGGCAGAACTGCCAGATCGCCCACCTGCGCCTGAAGGACGGGGATTTCCTCAAAGTGTTGCGCGGCCAGATCGGCAACGCTTTCCATCCCCCGCGCCGCAAGCCAGCGCCGCGCGCCGATGGCCGTCGAATAGCCGGCATCCTCGGTCAGGTCGCGACCCGTCATGGCCTCCCCCGCCCCCGCCGCGAAGTGGGCGCAGTCGTGCCCGCCCCACTGGAAGGGCTCGCGCTCGACCGACAGGAGATAGGCGTAAAGCCGGGTGCGCCAGTCCGGTAGTCTCATTTCCCGAACCGATGCATCACGTCGCTCTTGCCGCCCCACGCTGTCGGAATGCCGGTGATGTCCCCATACTGGAAAAACATGTCGCTCGGATTTCGCGTGAGCTGGCTGGCGTGGTTTTTCTTGTCCGTCAGCGGCTCGACGTAATCCTCCAAGATCTCGATTTCGGCAACGTTCTTCCCGTCTCCCGGCTCCGACATGGACAGATGCTCGAACCGGCCGCTCACCATCCGCTCGATGCTGGTCACAGAATTATCTTCGTTCGACCGCTTGAGCAGGTGCACTTCGATTGGCAGATGTTTCGGATCGCCTACCAGCAGGGCATCGGAAACCTGATCGTTGATCGCGCTCAACGTGATCCGCCGGGTCCGCACCGCAAGGCCCTTTTCCCAGACCAGCAGGGGCGGATCGACAACGGCCCCCGCTCCACGATAGGTCCGCGTATTTCCGTCCACCATGAACGTCGCGACATCGGCCAGCGTCGAGAAACCCTTGCCGGACACCACGCCCGTTTGCCGGTCGCGTACATTGACCCAGATCAGCCAAGCATGGCTCATGAGAACACCTGCTGAAATCGGAACCGACCGCCATCCGTGATTGCGGGCCTGTGAGATCCCGGCCCGTATTTTAGAAGCGCGGCCTTGATCTGGGGTTTCTGGATCTGCACCGGAGCCCCCACCACCAGACCCGGGCGGATGAACGGCGAAACCTCGATCCACGGCGTTTTCGTGTTCTTGTTCGCCGTCGCGCCCTCGATGATCTCGTGCAGCGCGTAACGCACAGGGCTCGCCCCATACTGCCAGCCGAGAAGGTCTCCCTCGCGAAGCGTAAACCCCGCCGGAACCCCCTCCAGCTTCACCCGCTTGTTGTCGACGTTGATCTCGCTGATCGTCACGCCGGCCGCGCGCGTCAGAGATCCATCTGGATCGTCGGTCGGATAGGGGCGGCTCATGTCGCTGATGAGCAACGTCCCGGCGCGCGTGCTTGCGGCGCTCAGGATCGCCCTGTGGCGGCGATTGCTGCCAAGCTGGGAAGCCGCGATCTCCACCTCGCCCTGCCAGAGCGCCTCTCCGTAGATTGACCCTGAGTAACTGCCGTCGAAGCCGAAATTGTGCGCGACCCCTCCCATCAGGTCGAAGGAAAGCATCTTGACGCGCAATTCACCCCAGAGGCCTACGATCGGAAAGGTCAGCATCAGCCGATCCGACGCGGGTTTTCCGCCGCCCGCTGGACGCGCGGGCCGAGATGGCGATCATAGTGGCGCAAACCTTGTCGCGTCGTCTCGATAGCCACGCCCTGCGCTTCGGTGCGGACACGGGCGGCAAAGCCGGGTGCCTCCTCGATCATGATGCGGACGGTCCCGTCAGCGGGCGAAATGCGATGGTTGGGGATGACCTGCGATCCGCGGGGGAGGTTGACCAGCTCCGGCCCACGCTCTCCCACGATTGCAGCGCCGCCTGGCGCGAAGTTCGTGCCGCTCGCGAACTTCGGAAACACGCTCGACAGCAACCCGCCGAGCAAGCCGCCGCCCTGACCGCCAAGCGGCCCTTCGCCGAACAACGCGGCCTCAAACGCGGCTCGCGCGAACGCTTCGGCCACATTCGCAAGCACGCCGACAAGCCCCTCACCCTCAATGATGGCATCCACGATGCCGGACTTCACGTTCTGCTGGATCTCTGCGTAGAAATCGGCCTGCTGGGATGCGCGCTCGTACTCCTGCGTCATTTTCCCGATGGCCTGCGCGTTGGCGTCGATCTCCTGACGAAGCGTCATGCCGCTCGCCAACTGCCTCGCATCCAGATCGAGATTGCGCTCCTTGGCCTCATCAAGAAGCCGGTAGCGCGCCGTCATCTCCGCGACCTGCGCGCTGGTCTTGCCGATCATCTCCATCTGGCGTTCGACCTGCGCTATTTCCCGATCGGTTACGTCGAAAAAGCCCGGCTGTTCCCGCTTCGATCTACCGCCACTTTCCCGCTTCGGCTTGCCGCCCTTGGCCGCGTCGGCCTGCTCTTTTCGCCATGCCGCGATGGCTTGCCGATACCGCTCCGCTTCGGTCGCAGCGGCCACAAACTCCCGGCGCTCCTGCTCCACTACGTTGCGGATGGTGCTGTCCGCATTTGCGGGAAGGTTCGTCTGCGTGTCAAACTGCTCCCGCGCCAAAGCGGCGGCCCGACCAACCGGATCGTCTCGAAAGTCGTATTCAATCTTCGCTCGCCGCACGTCCGAGATGCCCTGCGCCGCAAGATTGATCGCGTTGTCAACGGCCCGCGCCAACTCGTCCGCCAAGCGTCCGGCCTCGCTGGCCGCACCGGAGATGGCGCTGGCGGCTCCGGTTGCCGCACCCTGCAACTGCGCCGCATTATCTCCCGCCTCGCGCACGTTCTCGTAAAGCTCGCGAGCCTCCGTGTTCATGTCCTCGTAGGGGCCTAGCGCGCCCTCCAGCGCCTCCATGAGTTCCTGCGCGGCCCTGACGGCATCCTCTGGCGTGGCGGCCTCGCCCAACTGGCGGAGCTCCTGCGCCACACGCATTGCATCCACGCCAACCAGATCGAGCTGGTTCTGGAGCGCACGAAGCGTCTCTTCCCACTCGCTCGGCAAACTCGACATGCCGTCGCCGGGGGCCTCCAGGGAGAAGCCGCCGAACGTGGTGGAGATCCTCTGCAAGGTTGCCTGCATCTCCTCCAGGGCATTGACCTTGGTGATGTCCTGAAGGGCTCCGATGAATTCGCGCGCCGCCGCCGTTGCCGTCCCGTATTTCTCGGCAAGCTGCGCGGTCGGCAAAAAGGCGCTCTTGGCCGCGCTACTGTAGTCATCAACCGCCTTTTCCAGCGACTTAAATCGGTCCTCAAGATTCTCCCCAGACTTACCCATTGTTGCCAGCATGGCGACGACCGGGATGCCTATCGCCACGACGGTGGCGAGGAGCGGAGCCAGCACGCCTACCGCACCGCTCATTGCCCCGAACCCGCCGATCAGTTGCGGAAGCTGGAAGCCCATCACCCGCGCCATGCCCGCGCCGGTCTGAAGCTGCACCGCAATGTCGCCGAGCTGGTTCGCGGTGTTCTGGAGCACGAAGCGACCACTCCCGCTCAGGTTCAGAAGCCGCCCTGTGGCCTGCCCCTGCGCCACCGTCGCCGTCGCCGCACCCTGCGCCGAAGTCGCGACCGCCTGATACCGGCCTCGCACCATCTCCAGCGCCTTGGCGTGCTCCTCGGCCGAGATCGCTCCGAACTGAAACGCCTTGGCCAGATCGCGCTCCTCTGCCTCCAGCCGCACCGTCGCCGCATAGACCGGATCGAGCGAACTGCGGATGCTGTCATACCGCCGCTTCTGATCGTCCAGACCCCGCGTGATTGCATCGGCGGACGACTTAGCAGATCGGCCCATACGGTCGTTCATGTACTCGAACCGGCGCTCGGTTTCTGTCGCGGTCTTGGCGCCCACCTCGCGCGCGCGCTGCATCTGCCGCTCGAACTTGGAGAGGGTTGCCTCCATCCGCAGGACAAGGCCGGTCTCGACATCCTGCGCCATTTACGCGCGGCCTTCCATGCGAGCGATCATGTCGAAATACTCCTCCTCGCTCGGCGGCTTAACCTCCGCCTCGCCGGAGCGGCGAAGGGCACGAAGCATGGCGATGAAGTCGTCGTAGCGCATCTCGCGAAGCGACGCCGGAGAGACGCCCGCCTTGGCGAAGTTGGCCGCAATCTCTCCGAACGGGATCGGTTCATCGGGATCGCCTTTCCCCTCATCGTCCTCTGGTGGGGCAATGCCGCCCATGAGGGTGATGAGGATTTCAAGCGCGCACTCGTGGTTTTCGACCATCGGGCGCGCGTCGAACCGCTCACGCATCAGAGCCTGCGCCTCGATCGGCTTCATGCCGCCGCCAATCAGCGCCAAGCGGATCGTATGGTAGATGTCGCCCGCCCTGTATTGGTGCGAGCCCATGCGAAGATAGATCGCTCCGAGCCCCGACTTGGCGCAGGCTTCTTCGAGATCCATAACGCCGCCAAAGTCGAGCTTGAACACCCGATCGGACCCCGCCCATTCGCGGATCAGTGGTGTCATGCGGCAGCGTCGACCCAGACGAGCTGACCGGCTCCGACCAGGTTGGCGGTGAACGTGGCCGTGCTGGTTGTTTCGCCGCCAAACTCCATCGACTGAAGGAAGGCGGGAAGCGTGAAGTGGCCGCCCCCGCGCGCGAGCGGCTCATCCAGCGCGATGCGAACGTTCCGGGGCAGCGTCGACATCGAAAAAGCGCGCCACATCGGCCACGCCTCAATGGAGACAATGCCCGCGATCGACATGGATACGTCCTGACTGATCGGGGATCGAACGATTGACGCGAGAGTATCGAGCGGCGCGTCGCAGTCCATCACGACCTGCTCGTCCATGTTATTCGTGATCGTGAAGTTCCGCGTCCGCGCGCCGCAGGGAAACGCGAACTCTTCTGGTTCGGCTCCGTCGCCCAAGAGGATGAGGAAGCGGTTGGTAAGGGTCGGCTGGGCCATGTCTCAGGTTTCCTTGCGAGGGGGTTTGGGGACGGGTTTGGCGACTTTTCGCGCAATGAGTGCTTCCCCCACGGCGCGGGGGACCACATATTCTTGATGAGCCCGGTAGGCTCTCAGGACGGTCCCGGAAAACCGATGATCCGCATCCTGAAGCATCTTGATTTTCAAGGGAGACCTCATTTGCGCTTCATATTCATCTGCGCCGCCGCACTTGCCGCCAGCCCGGCCGCTGCACAAATCCATCCCGCTTGCGATGTCGCAGCCGATGCCCTGACCGCCCTCGCCGACAGCGCAGAAGCGAACTCTCTGGCCGGGTCGGTCATGGCGGCACAGGCGGCTACCCGCGGCGAGCCGGAGCCGAAGCCCGCCAAGATTGCGCAGGACGCATCCCGGGAAGCGCTTGACGCGCTGGGAGCGATGTTCGCGCGGCTCCAGCAAGCCTGCTAGACTTCGCGGATTGCCTTGTTCATGGCGCGCGTGATCCCACCCCGAACCCGCGTGCGCCGCGCCCGCCACGTCGGAAAGAAGTAAGGCTGGGCGGCGATCCGCCCGGTGCCGCGCCCGGTTGTCTTTTGCACCCGCTCTGCGGTCCCGAACTCGAACCACCGAGCAACTGAGGGGAATGACCCGCCTTCAGTGGCGGCTGTGGCGTAGATCGTGATCCGCAGTGATCGCTCGCTTTCGGTGGCCACCTTGCCAAGAGTAACCGCCCCGGCAGGGGCGCCCCCCCACGTCCAGCCAATCTCGATCTCTTGCAAAGGCTTGCGAGCGTCCATTTCGCCCACGATCTGCTCGGCATAACGCTCCATCGCCTCTTGAACGCTCGCCCGGACCTTGGCCGGAATAGCGCCCCATCTGCGGTTGAACTCCGCCAGCCCCTGCACCATCAGGAACTTTCCTCTATCAGCACCTCAACCATCACAACTCCGTGGCCCAATCCGGCTTCAGGGTCATCCACAACACGCACTCCCGTCACCCAAATCCCCACCAAAGCGTTGACCGTCAGCGTCAGATCCGCCTCATGAAGCGCGCCCTTTACCCTGTCAGTCAGTGCCCGCGCCTCGCTCAGAGGGCCGCGCGCCCATACGTCGATCTGAATCGTCTCGCGCCGCGCCGTGATGCCCCGCGCGTCCTCTGTCACGTAGTCGCTCGGGCCGAACGAGATAAACGGATACGCAGCGCCCACAGGGGGGCCGTCATGCACGCCGGTCACGTCCGCGCCCAGCTCGGATACCAGACGGCTGTAGATGGCCTCCTGAAGCTCGACGGACGCGCTCACGTCTCACCTCCGCTTTCGCACATGAACTCGTAGTAGGCTCGATCGTCCGTCAGAACCGGCGGCGACGTGATCGCGTAGACCTGCGCCGTGCGCTCGTCCCGCACCCGCCAGTCCGTCCCGATGCCGTCGCGGCGGCGAATGGTCAGGACGATGGGTTGCCGGCCCTTGAGCCTCGCCGCCTGGATGGTCTCGCCGCCGCGCAGATAGCGGATGTGCGCCCATGCCGAAAACTGGTCCGCGTGAGTGGTGACGTATCCGCCGGAAGTATTTTGCATCCGCTGCGGCGCGATGAACGTCACCCGGTCCCGAAGCTCGTTAATCAAAACCAGACCCGCCG